TTTGTACGCGCACACCAGGATGCAAAGCGATCAAACGTTTCCTGATAACTCTGTGCCTGTTTGAGTTGCCATGTGAAGTTGTCCTCCAGGTCATCGATATCGACGACTCCATCAAGAACGATAGATCTTACGTTGTAGGGAAAACGTTCTGCATATAAGGCTGCAATTTGAGTTCCATACGAATACGCCACGGCTGTCAGTTGCTTATCCCCCAAGGCTTGCCTAATACGATCAATATCGTATACAGCCTCGTTAGAGCCGATATGGCGAATGACTTCGGCTCCGGTATTATGGATACAGGCATTAATTTTATTTAATACTTGTTGCTTTTCGGTTATGTTTTCCTGAGTCTCTGTATCTGATTGCCGGCAGTTTATTGTCGGAGTGGACTGTCCGACGCCTCGAGGATCAAATCCAATAATATCCCATGACTCACGAAGATTTGTGACTGGCCAGTCAAAGTTAATATAAGGATTTATGCCTGGTAACCCGGGACCACCACTTATTATCAGGATACTTCCTTTATGCTTGCTTTTTGCCGGCAATTTTGTCAACGCTAGTTTGACTTGTGATTTTTTTTCATAAGAAGCATCTCCGCCTGTGTCTGTATATTTTAATGGAACAGACAAATAACCACATAGTAAGTCAGGAGACGGTTTTTCCTCACCAAACCAGTGGTTGAATTGACTGGCCATACAGGATTGCCACTGTATCTGCTGGGCAGATACGGTTACTGGTAGAAGTAACGTTAAAACAACTTTGAAATGAGTAATTATTTTTCGCATTGTGTCTCTGAATATCGGAATAAAGATAAGATTTGAATATATTGAGGTCTTGTGTTGCGGTAAGAGATTACACGTTATGACATAGGTTAAATGCTTACAAAATTAGTGGATATTGTCTACTTGTAACTGTAAACAAATTCCCCGGGGTTATACAATACCACCGGGGAGAAAATCTGGTTAACTTCGTTAAAAGGTGTACTTAAGACCAGCAGTAGTGATGAAGTTATAGTTTTCTATGCCTGCACCATTTTTGCTGTAGTCTGAAGTGTTATCATTGTGATCATAAAGTGAAGTATTACCTTTTTTATTCGTAACCCGATTCCATGCGCCTTCAACATAAACTTTTGCGTTAGGTGTTACGTAATAACCTGCATTGACTGCAACAGAATAGTAATTTTGGTCTTTGACTTTACTGCGATAAGTGATTCTTTTTCCTGGGTCATAGTGCTCATCGTTATCAGATGCTTCCACCCAGCCGCTGTATTTAAATGTGCCACCTAGCTCAAAATCTTCATAACGATAACTTCCAGTCAAGCCAATGTAGGGCATTTTAAAACGTTGTTTGTAGCCGATTGCTCTTTCTCCATTCGGGAAGGAGCCGATATCATCTCTGAATCCCTCCTCAGAACTGTAGATATAGGAACCACCTCTGGCTGTAAAGCTATAACGGCTTTCCTGATATCCGGCCATGAGTCCCAGGCGGTAATTGGGTTCGTTGAGGAGCCAGCCTTTGATATTCAGATCAAATTCGTTGGCATAATTGAGTTGTGTATCAGGGTGCCTACTTTCATCTGTCCAGGTTCCGGGGTTACTGGAATCCATCCAGTCCTGATCGACCATATTGCCACCTCGGCTGCCGAGAGTAGTCCAGCCCGCAGCCCCAATAGATATCTGGGGCATCAAATCCCAATTAATTGCACCTTTAATAATTGCAGCGTTATTGAATTTCCAGTCGAGTTGACTGACTTTTCGGCCTCCTTCTTCAGCTAGATAAACGCGCTCTTTTGTTTTTCCGCTCAGAGTTCCAAGACTAATGTCCGCATTTATGTTGTCAGGAGTAAACGATATAGTCTCGGTAGAAGCAAAAGAGCTGATCGCAATAGGGGTTGTCAGGACTATTCCCAGAAGTTTCGCCCGCATAAAAGTTCTCCATTCAATCGTTTTAATGATTGAATATGTATTTTTTATATCTAACTTAATGAGTCAATTACATATTGCTCCACTGTTTATATTTTGTTTAGTATTGAATGATTATCACAATGCGCTATCTGTTTTTGGTTTAATTATCTGTTATTGTTTTATGTTGCGGTTTTACTGTGTGGTTTTTTATGCTTTTGTGGTGTTTTTATCTATTTAAGCGCCATGCCTTTAGAGGCATATAAGCGAAAATAGCATGAGGTTTATCCTCAATTGCTATGTTTTTTGGTACAAAAAAGAGGGACAAAACTGAGACACATAAGGCCTCACAATGGCTTGCAAGGCTTTACATGTTTTGAGGTAGTGGGACGTGTGAGCGCAGAGATGGCGCGGTAAGTTGTTGACTTAAAATGTCGTTCTAGGAACTTAACCAACTTGAGTCGGGTACTTTTGTATACTCGAAGGAGGTAATCGTGAACGGTGGCAGCATAACCATGCATCTTTGCCCAAAATGTTTTGGACAAAAGATAGTATCGATACTTCAACCATTCCCGGTTAGCGAAGATGAGCTTTTTCATAAAAGCAGGTGCCTCCACTGTGAAAATAAGTTTCTGATGAATAAAAATCCGGATTACGTATCGCCTCCATCCATTGAGGAGTTGTCCAGAAAACTTAACGGCAATCTGTAGATTACTACTGTTGTGGATACCGTGGCATTTGAAGAGAAGTATGGCTCCCAGCTGGAGCTGATATTTCGTTTTATCGATCGCGCACTGGCGATTGGTGTGCTGGCCTGATTTTGTGGAGAAAGTTAATGCGTGATATTCAGATGGTTCTTGAACGTTGGGGAGCGTGGGCGGCTAATAATCATGAAGATGTGACCTGGTCGTCCATTGCCGCCGGTTTTAAGGGATTAATTCCTTCAAAAGTAAAATCTCGCCCGCAATGTTGTGACGATGACGCGATGATCATTTGCGGGTGCATGGCCCGTCTGAAAAAGAACAACAGCGATTTGCACGATTTATTAGTAGATTATTATGTAGTCGGTATGACATTCATGTCACTGGCAGGTAAGCATTGCTGCTCTGATGGTTATATCGGGAAAAGGTTACAGAAGGCTGAGGGCATAATTGAAGGGATGTTAATGGCATTAGATATCCGGTTAGAGATGGATATCGTTGTTAATAACTCTAATTAATATGCCAATTGTTTACTGAAAGTTATTAAAAATGGGGCGTTGCAACGCCCCCAAAAATAAAGGGTAATATATAACAGAAGGTTTATATAGTTAGAAGCAAGGTTGTGCTCCTAAAGGAAGTGGCTTGAGGGAGCCACTTATATGTTGGGGAGGCAACGCCTCCCGCAACATATCTTTTTCGTAATCAGATTAGAACTGGTAAACCAGACCTACAGCAACGATGTCATCAGTGCTTACACCGAGTGCTTTAGTGAAGTCATTTTTGTCAAGCAGGTTGATTTTGTAATCAACGAAAGTAGACATATTTTTGTTGAAGTAATAGGTTGCACCTACATCAACATATTTGACTAAGTCCTGATCGCCCCATACTCCAAGATCCTTACCTTTAGATTGCAGGTAAGCAACGGACGGACGCAGACCGAAATCGAACTGATATTGTGCAACAGCTTCGAAGTTTTGAGCTTTATTAGCAACGAAGTGATCAGCAAATACAGTCATATTCTGGGTTTCAGAATAGGTAGTGGCCAGGTAAATGTTGTTAGCGTCATATTTCAGACCTGCGGCCCAAACTTCTGCATTTTTACCGGAAGCAAATACTTCAGGAAGAACTTTCCCTGCATTAACTTGAGTGTCGGTACGATCAGATTTCGCATAAGTTGCACCGATACCGAATCCTTCGTATTCATAGGTAGCAGAGAAACCGAAGCCATCACCGTTACCTTCGGTGTAGTTATCGAAATCGCTACGATCGTTTTTGCCTTGGTACTGAGCAGCAAAGTTCAGACCATCAACCAGACCAAAGAAGTCGTTGTTACGATAGGTTGCAACACCAGTGGTGCGACCAGTCATGAACACATCTGTTTGGGTCCAGGTATCGCCACCGAATTCTGGCAGAACGTCAGTCCACGCACCGATGTCGTATGCTACACCGTAGTTACGGCCGTAATCGATTGAGCCGTAGTCACCGAATTTCAGGCCTGCAAATGCAAGACGGGTTTTGTCTTTGGAGGAACCTTGAGATTCAGCGCGGTTGCCTTTGAATTCATATTCCCACTGACCGAAACCAGTCAGCTGATCGTTGATTTGGGTTTCGCCTTTGAAGCCCAGACGAACATAAGTAGTATCACCATCATCTGCATCGTTAGAGGAAAAGTAGTGCTTGGCATTAACTTTCCCGTACAGATCCAGCTTGTTACTGTCTTTATTATAAATTTCAGCTGCCTGAGCAGACATCGCCATCAGTACTGATGCAGCTACAGCAGAAATTGCCACTGTTAATTTTTTCATCGTGAGCCCTTTTTTTTGAACTATTATTAAAAAATGATGTCACTGCGCGATAAATATTCATCTAATCAATGTGATTATTTCAAGATGTAAGTTTTAGTTTCTCATTTAATTTGTGAAGTAGATCTCTATTTTTATCTGAACTTTTTCTATCGAAACCTATTTATGGCTCTTATTTGAACAAAAATAAATCTATTAGCTAATTTATATTAATGGCTGTTATTTATGGTGGTTCTATAATTCGTCTGTTTAATTTAAACCGGCTAAAAATAACACTGGAAATTATTTATTGGTTATTTGTTGAGGTTTTCTTATGTATTTGTGGTGATGTTTTGAACACTCGGTAGCATTCTCATAAATATCATTCAGTGGTTTACGTACGTAAAAAATTGGTTATGCTGTTAAGAGTGGTTACTTCGTCACACAGCTTAAACCCGCCGTCGAGCTGGTTTTTCCATTTTTTGAGTCTCGATATTAGCTGATAACTCAATACCTGAGTTATTCACTGACTCGGAGTCAGTTACGTTTCTGCTTTTTTGCGATACGTTGTATTCCCTCAATTTACACCCGCTTTGTCTGCGAGGTGGGGTTATGAAATTCATGGATAAGTTAACAACTGGAGCCGCCTATGGCACCTCAGCAGGTAGTGCCGGTTACTGGTTTTTACAGCTGCTCGATAAAGTCACTCCCTCACAGTGGGCAGCAATAGGTGTGCTGGGTAGCCTGGTATTTGGCCTGCTGACGTACCTGACAAACCTTTATTTCAAGATTAAAGAAGATAAGCGCAAGGCTGCGAGAGGTGAATAATGCCTCCATCATTACGAAAAGCCGTTGCTGCTGCTATTGGTGGCGGAGCAATTGCTATAGCATCAGTGTTAATCACTGGCCCAAGTGGTAACGATGGTCTGGAAGGTGTCAGCTACATACCATACAAAGATATTGTTGGTGTATGGACTGTATGTCACGGACACACCGGAAAAGACATCATGCTCGGTAAAACGTATACCAAAGCAGAATGCAAAGCACTCTTGAATAAAGACCTTGCCACTGTCGCCAGACAAATTAACCCGTATATCAAAGTCGATATACCGGAAACAACGCGCGGCGCTCTTTACTCATTCGTTTACAATGTGGGTGCTGGCAATTTTAGAACATCGACGCTTCTTCGCAAAATAAACCAGGGCGATATCAAAGGCGCATGTGATCAGCTGCGTCGCTGGACATACGCTGGCGGTAAGCAATGGAAAGGCCTGATGACTCGTCGTGAGATTGAGCGTGAAGTCTGTTTGTGGGGGCAACAGTGAGCAGAGTAACCGCGATTATATCCGCTCTGATTATCTGCATCATCGTCAGCCTGTCATGGGCGGTCAATCATTACCGTGATAACGCAATCGCCTACAAAGCCCAGCGCGACAAAAATGCCAGAGAACTGAAGCTAGCGAACGCGGCAATTACTGACATGCAGATGCGTCAGCGTGATGTTGCTGCGCTCGATGCAAAATACACGAAGGAGTTAGCTGATGCGAAAGCTGAAAATGATGCTCTGCGTGATGATGTTGCCGCTGGTCGTCGTCGGTTGCACATCAAAGCAGTCTGTCAGTCAGTGCGTGAAGCCACCACGGCCTCCGGCGTGGATAATGCAGCCTCCCCCCGACTGGCAGACACCGCTGAACGGGATTATTTCACCCTCAGAGAGAGGCTGATCACTATGCAAAAACAACTGGAAGGAACCCAGAAGTATATTAATGAGCAGTGCAGATAGAGCTGACCATATCGATGGGCAACTCATGCAATTATTTTGAGCAATACACACGCGCTTCCAGCGGAGTATAAATGCCTAAAGTAATAAAACCGAGCAATCCATTTACGAATGTTTGCTGGGTTTCTGTTTTAACAACATTTTCTGCGCCGCCACAAATTTTGGCTGCATCGACAGTTTTCTTCTGCCCAATTCCAGAAACGAAGAAATGATGGGTGATGGTTTCCTTTGGTGCTACTGCTGTCTGTTTGTTTTGAACAGTAAACGTCTGTTGAGCACATCCTGTAATAAGCAGGGCCAGCGCAGTAGCGAGTAGCATTTTTTTCATGGTGTTATTCCCGATGCTTTTTGAAGTTCGCAGAATCGTATGTGTAGAAAATTAAACAAACCCTAAACAATGAGTTGAAATTTCATATTGTTAATATTTATTAATGTATGTCAGGTGCGATGAATCGTCATTGTATTCCCGGATTAACTATGTCCACAGCCCTGACGGGGAACTTCTCTGCGGGAGTGTCCGGGAATAATTAAAAACGATGCACACAGGGTTTAGCGCGTACACGTATTGCATTATGCCAACGCCCCGGTGCTGACACGGAAGAAACCGGACGTTATGATTTAGCGTGGAAAGATTTGTGTAGTGTTCTGAATGCTCTCAGTAAATAGTAATGAATTATCAAAGGTATAGTAATATCTTTTATGTTCGTGGATATTTGTAACCCATCGGAAAACTCCTGCTTTAGCAAGATTTTCCCTGTATTGCTGAAATGTGATTTCTCTTGATTTCAACCTATCAAAGGACGTTTCTATAAGATGCGTATTTCTTGAGAATTTAACATTTACAACCTTTTTAAGTCCTTTTATTAACACAGTGTTATCGTTTTCTAACACAATGTGAATATTATCTGTGGCTAGATAGTAAATATAATGTGAGACATTGTGACGTTTTAGTTCAGAATAAAACAATTCACAGTTTAAATCTTTTCGCACTTGATCGAATATTTCTTTAAAAATGGCAACCTGAGCCATTGGTAAAACCTTCCATGTGATACGAGGGCGCGTAGTTTGCATTATCGTTTTTATCGTTTCAATCTGGTCTGACCTCTTTGTGTTTTGTTGATGATTTATGTCAAATATTAGGAATGTTTTCAATTAATAGTATTGGTTGTGTAACAAAGTGCGGTCCTGCTGGCATTCTGGAGGGAAATACAACCGACAGATGTATGTAAGGCCAACGTGCTCAAATCTTCATACAGAAAGATTTGAAGTAATATTTTAACCGCTAGATGAAGAGCAAGCGCATGGAGCGACAAAATGAATAAAGAACAATCTGCTGATGATCCCTCCGTGGATCTGATTCGTGTAAAAAATATGCTTAATAGCACCATTTCTATGAGTTACCCTGATGTTGTAATTGCATGTATAGAACATAAGGTGTCTCTGGAAGCATTCAGGGCAATTGAGGCAGCGTTGGTGAAGCACGATAATAATATGAAGGATTATTCCCTGGTGGTTGACTGATCACCATAACTGCTAATCATTCAAACTACTTAACCTGTGACAGAGCCAACACGCAGTCTGTCACTGTCAGGAAAGTGGTAAAACTGCAACTCAATTACTGCAATGCCCTCGTAATTAAGTGAATTTACAATATCGTCCTGTTCGGAGGGAAGAACGCGGGATGTTCATTCTTCATCACTTTTAATTGATGTATATGCTCTCTTTTCTGACGTTAGCCTCCGACGGCAGGCTTCAATGACCCAGGCTGAGAAATTCCCGGACCCTTTTTGATCAAGAGCGATGTTAATTTGTTCAATCATTTGGTTAGGAAAGCGGATGTTGCGGGTTGTTGTTCTGCGGGTTCTGTTCTTCGTTGACATGAGGTTGCCCCGTATTCAGTGTCGCTGATTTGTATTGTCTGAAGTTGTTTTTACGTTAAGTTGATGCGGATCAATTAATACGATACCTGCGTCATAATTGATTATTTGACGTGGTTTGATGGCGTAGATGCACGTTGTGACATGTAGATGATAATTATTATCATTTTGCGGGTCCTTTCCGGCGATCCGACAGGTTACGGGGCGGCGACCTCGCGGGTTTTCGCTATTTATGAAAATTTTCCGGTTTAAGGCGTTTCCGTTCTTCTTCGTCATAACTTAATGTTTTTATTTAAAATACCCTCTGAAAAGAAAGGAAACGACAGGTGCTGAAAACGGGCTTTTTGGCCACTGTCGTTTCCTTTCTCTGTTTTTGTCCGTGGAATGAACAATGGAAGTCAACAAAAAGCAGCTGGCTGAAATTTTCGGCGCGAGTATCCGTACCATTCAGAACTGGCAGGAGCAGGGAATGCCCGTTCTGCGAGGCGGTGGGAAGGGTAATGAGGTGCTTTATGACTCTGCCGCCGTCATAAAATGGTATGCCGAAAGGGATGCTGAAATTGAGAACGAAAAGCTGCGCCGGGAGGTTGAAGAACTGCGACAGGCCAGCGAGACAGATCTCCAGCCAGGGACTATTGAGTACGAACGCCATCGACTTACGCGTGCGCAGGCCGACGCACAGGAGCTGAAAAATGCCAGAGACTCCGCTGAAGTGGTGGAAACCGCATTCTGTACTTTCGTGCTGTCGCGGATCGCAGGTGAAATTGCCAGTATTCTCGACGGGATCCCCCTGTCGGTGCAGCGGCGTTTTCCGGAACTGGAAAACCGACATGTTGATTTCCTGAAACGGGATATCATCAAAGCCATGAACAAAGCAGCCGCGCTGGATGAACTGATACCGGGGTTGCTGAGTGAATATATCGAACAGTCAGGTTAACAGGCTGCGACATTTTGTCCGCGCCGGGCTTCGCTCACTGTTCAGGCCGGAGCCACAGACTGCCGTTGAATGGGCGGATGCTAATTATTATCTCCCGAAAGAATCCGCATACCAGGAAGGGCGCTGGGAAACACTGCCCTTTCAGCGGGCCATCATGAATGCGATGGGCAGCGACTATATCCGTGAGGTGAATGTAGTGAAGTCTGCCCGTGTCGGTTATTCCAAAATGCTGCTGGGTGTTTATGCCTACTTTATAGAGCATAAGCAACGCAACACACTTATCTGGTTGCCGACGGATGGTGATGCCGAGAACTTTATGAAAACCCACGTTGAGCCGACCATCCGCGATATTCCGTCGCTGCTGGCGCTGGCTCCGTGGTATGGCAAAAAGCACCGGGATAACACGCTCACCATGAAGCGTTTCACCAATGGTCGTGGCTTCTGGTGCCTGGGCGGTAAAGCGGCAAAAAACTACCGTGAAAAGTCGGTGGATGTGGCGGGTTATGATGAACTTGCTGCCTTTGATGATGATATTGAACAGGAAGGCTCTCCGACGTTCCTGGGTGACAAGCGTATTGAAGGCTCGGTCTGGCCAAAGTCCATCCGTGGCTCCACGCCCAAAGTGAGAGGCACCTGTCAGATTGAGCGTGCAGCCAGTGAATCCCCGCATTTTATGCGTTTTCATGTTGCCTGCCCGCACTGCGGGGAGGAGCAGTACCTTAAATTCGGCGATAAAGAGACGCCGTTTGGCCTCAAATGGACGCCGGATGATCCCTCCAGCGTGTTTTATCTCTGCGAACATAATGCCTGCGTCATCCGCCAGCAGGAGCTGGACTTCACTGATGCCCGTTATATCTGCGAAAAGACCGGGATCTGGACCCGTGATGGCATTCTCTGGTTTTCGTCATCCGGTGAAGAGATTGAGCCACCGGACAGCGTGACCTTTCACATCTGGACGGCGTACAGCCCGTTCACCACCTGGGTGCAGATTGTCAAAGACTGGATGAAGACGAAAGGGGATACGGGAAAACGTAAAACCTTCGTGAACACCACGCTCGGTGAGACATGGGAAGCGAAAATCGGTGAACGTCCGGATGCTGAAGTGATGGCAGAGCGGAAAGAGCATTATTCAGCGCCCGTTCCTGACCGTGTGGCTTACCTGACTGCCGGTATCGACTCCCAGCTGGACCGCTACGAAATGCGCGTATGGGGATGGGGGCCGGGTGAGGAAAGCTGGCTGATTGACCGGCAGATTATTATGGGCCGCCACGACGATGAACAGACGCTGCTGCGTGTGGATGAGGCCATCAATAAAACCTATACCCGCCGGAATGGTGCAGAAATGTCGATATCCCGTATCTGCTGGGATATTGGCGGGATTGACCCGACCATTGTGTATGAACGCTCGAAAAAACATGGGCTGTTCCGGGTGATCCCCATTAAAGGGGCATCCGTCTACGGAAAGCCGGTGGCCAGCATGCCACGTAAGCGAAACAAAAACGGGGTTTACCTTACCGAAATCGGCACGGATACCGCGAAAGAGCAGATTTATAACCGCTTCACACTGACGCCAGAAGGGGATGAACCGCTTCCCGGTGCCGTTCACTTCCCGAATAACCCGGATATTTTTGATCTGACCGAAGCGCAGCAGCTGACTGCTGAAGAGCAGGTCGAAAAATGGGTGGATGGCAGGAAAAAAATACTGTGGGACAGCAAAAAGCGACGCAATGAGGCACTCGACTGCTTCGTTTATGCGCTGGCGGCGCTGCGCATCAGTATTTCCCGCTGGCAGCTGGATCTCAGCGCACTGCTGGCGAGCCTGCAGGAAGAGGATGGTGCAGCAACCAACAAGAAAACACTGGCAGATTACGCCCGTGCCTTATCCGGAGAGGATGAATGACGCGACAGGAAGAACTTGCCGCTGCCCGTGCGGCACTGCATGACCTGATGACAGGTAAACGGGTGGCAACGGTACAAAAAGACGGACGGCGAGTGGAGTTTACGGCCACTTCCTTGTCTGACCTGAAAAAATACATTGCGGAGCTGGAAGTGCAGACCGGCATGACACAGCGACGCAGGGGACCTGCAGGATTTTATGTATGAAAACGCCCACCATTCCCACCCTTCTGGGGCCGGACGGCATGATATCGCTGCGTGAATATGCCGGTTATCACGGCGGTGGCAGCGGATTTGGTGGGCAGTTACGGGCGTGGAACCCACCGAGTGAAAGTGTGGATGCAGCCCTGCTGCCCAACTTTACCAGTGGCAATGCCCGTGCAGACGATCTGGTACGCAATAACGGCTATGCCGCCAACGCCATCCAGCTGCATCAGGATCATATCGTCGGGTCTTTTTTCCGGCTCAGTCATCGCCCAAGCTGGCGCTATCTGGGCATCGGGGAGGAAGAAGTGCGACCAACAGCACATCTGAAACGCTTGCAGCGACACCAAAGGCAGTAAAAACAGCCTATGACAATGCCGAGAAACGTCTGCAGAAAGATCAGAACGGTGCGGATATCCCTGGCAAAGACACCTTTACGAAAAATATTGGTGCCTGGCCGGAACTAATGAATTTATTGGTGAAGGTGATGCATATATTCCGCCTCATACAGGTCTGCCAGCAAACAGTACCGATATTGCACCACCAGATATTCCTGCTGGCTTTGTGGCTGTTTTCAACAGTGATGAGGCATCGTGGCATCTCGTTGAAGATCATCGGGGTAAAACGGTTTATGACGTGGCTTCCGGCGACGCGTTATTTATTTCTGAACTCGGCTCATTACCGGAAAATGTCACCTGGTTATCCCCGGAAGGGGAGTTTCAGAAGTGGAACGGCACAGCTTGGGTGAAGGATACGGAAGCAGAAAAACTGTTCCGGATCCGTGAAGCGGAAGAAACAAAAAACAGCCTGATGCAGGTAGCCAGTGAGCATATAGCGCCGCTTCAGGATGCTGTGGATCTGGAGATCGCAACGGAGGAAGAAACCTTGTTGCTGGAAGCCTGGAAAAAGTATCGGGTGTTGCTGAACCGTGTTGATACATCAACTGCACCTGATATTGAGTGGCCTACGAACCCTGTCAGGG